GCTATAGCTTCACTTGTTGCATGTTTAAATGGAACTGTAAAATATCTTTTACCGTCTTTACCTGTTTTAGCTTTAGATGATTTTAAGAATGATCCTTTCATATCCCAAGGAGAAGCTCCTCTTTCCATCATTAAAGCTAATTTCCCTATTCCTTTTCCTGATAAAATAAAAACAGCTTTATAATCATTTAAATATTCGAAACTTAAACTTTGTCGATAAGCTTGTTTAGTTTTATGAAGTTTTTTATTAATTTGTTCGTTTAATAAAGTTTCATATCTTGTAACAACTCTATCTAAAGTCATTTTAGCAAAAGACTTAACTTCTGTAGGAGTTAAGGATATTTCATTTGCTAAATTCCCAATATTTATAGTAATAGGAATCATATATTATTTTATGATAATTTTTTTATTTTTTCTTTTAATGCTGCTGATAATTTATTAGCTTCTACTGTTTTGCCTTCTTTTCTTAATTCAACTATTTTATTTCTTAATAGGCTTATTTCTTTTTTAACACCTCCGCTACCTACCGCAGAATTTTGTTTAGCAGCACTTCCACTGCTTTTTTTAGCATAAGGCATACCAACTATACCACCTTCTCTGTTTTGAGGAGTATCGGCATAAAAACCACCTACTTGAGCTTTCTCTAATAAATCACCAGAATTAACCATAACATTAATTCCTTTTAAAATATTATGAGATCTTAAATCTTTTTCCCATTGATCCATTTTTAAAAATTTACTTTATAAATAACTATTGTCAATTATACCATCTCCATCATAATTTGCTAAATCTAACACTTGATGAGCTACTCTACATATAGCATTAACTGGTAATTGTAATTTTTCTTCTTTTCCGTTATTATCTATCTTAAATGAACGTCTTAAATCATGCGGTAATTCTACTACATGATGTTGAACTTCATGTTTATATCTTACACCTATATTCCCACTAAAATCTGTTATAGAAGTAAAATCATAATCTAAATCTAATGCAAACCCATTAGTACTATTTATAGAATATTGACTTGAAGTTAGTTTTATTAATGGATTTGCGCTTCCATTAAATACCCATACACTTTCTATTGTTTCAGCTTCATAACTTAAAAATACAAAATATTTTATAGAACCACTTTCTTCAAATTCTCTTACAATTTTATCTTCACTGAGAATAGAATAATCATTTTTAAATAATATTCTATCCATATATGCTAGACGAATATTATCTCTTATTGTTAATGATATATCCCCTATAAACTCAGGAGAGAAAGATTTATATTTTAAATCTTTATTTATTCCGGTTATAATTCCTTTTGTTTCAATTGGATTTATAAAAAACCACCCTAACCCTCTACAATTTTGACACGTAGATAAATTTTTAGTAGTTTGTTTATCTTTACATGGACAACGTATCGCTTTTTCAATTACTATATCGTAACCTTTATTCCAAATTGCAGCATCAAAAGCACTTTCATCAAAAAATGGAGTAGGTTGTCCTATGACGTTTTGAGGTGTATCTTGTCTAATGCTTTTTGCCATTATTGATTATTTTTATATTTTTAACAACTTGCAAAATTAAAACCTTTATAATAATTTTTCATTTCTTTTAAATACTTTTCTACTTCTTTAGAATATTGACCAATTCTCGCAGAAAAGCCAGAATACATTGCAGAATTCGTCGTATTAATTGTCTGGCTAAGGCCGTCAATACTAAGCGATTGCGATGCTAATCCTGGTGTCCCGTAGATTATATCTCCTAAAATAGCTAAAATACCAATAGCTGCATATTTCCCTATAATGTTCATTAAATCATATGGAATCTCTGTAAAACCTGTAGAATATTGTAATGACCAATAAAAGGGAACATGTGAATAACTTCTTAACCCTATTTCAGTCATAACTCCTGTATATATTAAATCTCCACCTGCTTGAACTCCTCTTGTAGCTGAACTTACTGGAACTATACTTATTTTTCTATGTGGAACTCCTCTGTTATTACCACTATTAAATAACCAATCTTCGGGATATACAACCTGTTCTACTTGACCCATTAACCCTATACAAGTTAATGCTTCGGTTACTGGGTAAGTTACAAAAAATACAGGGAATTTATCTAAATACTCTCCTCTAAAATAATCTACTTTTTCATTCTTAAGCATTTTATTTAATTTAATACCTAAGAATTTTTCAACTCTTTCTTGAGCTTGTCGGATATTAAATTCAAGAGTAGATTTATCTAAATCTGTTCCATCTTTACTTTTTACATCGATACCATAAAAATACAAAGCAATTAATTCTTCTGGAGAAAATAAAAGCCCTGTATTTTTTTTATATAAAGTTTTATACCTTATGCTAGGCATAGTTTATTTTTTTTCTGATTTCTCAAGCAAATATTTTACTAAAGCAGGTTTTTTAAGTGTTTCCCATTCACCTCTATCTAAGTTAGCATCCTTGCACATATTTTTTAAATCTGGAACGGTAACTTTTTCTAAAATTTCTTTTCTTTCTTCTAGAGACAATTCTTTATCTTCTCCACTTTTCTCTTTCTTATCTTTACCTTTATCATCGTTATTCTCTTGTTGATCTATTTTAGGATCAACAATAACTTTTTCACTTTTCTTTTTTTCTTTTTCTTTATTTGAAATTGGTCCAACCATTTCTTTCAATGATTTATTTTCATTAATTAATTTATTAACTTCTTTTTTCCAATCTTGTAAATTAGCTTCTAATAAACCATTATCAGCTTTTAAAGAATCTAGTCTTTGATTTATTTTGAAGTTCTATAATTAAATCATCTTTCTTTGTATCAACAATAGGAATATGTATGATATTTTTTCCTTCTGGAACTTGTCCTTCATAAAAAAGGAAATCAGAATTTTCAACTAATCTTTCAGCAGTTTCTTTGTCTTTTACTATTGCTATTCCTTTTTCATCAAATTTAATTTTAATACCATCTATAAATTGTACAGATTGATTAAAATTATTCTTTTTACTTGTTTGTATTTTTACAGTCATTATAACAATTTTTAATTATTAATATTTTAAATTTAAAAAGGAAAGAGTGAGTATGATAACCCACTCTTTTTTTTGGGATATACCCTATCCTTATTTTATTGTAACTACTTGATTATCAACTAAGCTCGACCTATGTTTTTCACGATTGCAAGCTTTTTGGGGGCGTAAAGCACCGGAGTTAGATAACTTAAAATCATAAATCTTCTACTTGGAGAAGTAACAGCTAAATCCATTCTCATGATAGGAGCTAATTGTTTTAATCCCCACATTTCAGTTGAATTATCAAATACAAAAGCTCTTTTTGTGTTTGGTAACTCTCGGTTACGATCTCTTACTAATCCAGCTATTCCACCATCATATCCAGCAGTTCTTTCAGCTAAATTAACTGTAAAAATTGGATAAAAATCAGCAGTTAAATAATTAAGAGTATCTTTTTCTGTTCTGTAAATTACAAATGATTCTGCTGCATAAGCATTATCTGTAATTGTAAATTTAATATCTACAGATTGAGATGCACTAACTGATAATGTAGTTGTGCTCATAATAGTCATAGCACTTTCACCATATCTGTTTTTAGAAGCTACAGCATAGAAATAATCTCCAGCACCAGCAGTTGCAAATTCATTACTTGTATCTGTTTCTACAGCTAAAGGAGCTCCTCCATCAACTATAATTACAGCAGGAGATTGTGCATTTTCAGCAGCAGCGTTATAAGCTTTTGGTAATCTTCTGTCAAAGAAGATATCATCTACTAAATCAATCATTCCAAACTGAGTTGCAGTTTGATTAACTTTTTGACCCATTGTTGCACCTGTTGTTGCATCTCCTGGAAGTCCTACATTTACTCGTTTACTTTCATGGAATTGTTTAACATAGTCATTAAATACTACAGGAGCAGATATAATACCTGTTGCAGTACCAAAACCATCGTTTACAATTGCATGAGCAGCATCTTCTATATTAGCATCAGTTAAAGAAGCACCTCTAGCATCAATTACAGCTGAACTGTTTTTATAATTAGCTAATGTTCCACCTGCACCAACAATACCATCAAAATGTTGCTTAAAATAGCCATCAAATTCATTTGCTACATTATCACTATTAGCAGTAGAAAGTTGAGTATTTAAAGCTCTCATTAAATACATTGTTTTATTTTGTACTTCTTGAGCAAATAAATCACTAACACCACTTCCAGTTTTTACAAGCATAGCAGGATGAGTTACTTCACCAGCTATTCCTGTGTACTTAATTAATACAGATTTACGTCTGTATTGAGAATCTGTAAATTGTGGAAGTTCACCTTCACTATTGAAAATCCCTGAAGTTCCACCGTAATCTACTAATTGATTGTATTCTTCTACTGTGTTATAAGCTTTTTGCTTAGGTAACATTTTATAGAATTTAATATGTTTGTCTCTATTGGTTAGAATTTTTAAAGTTGGTTCTAAAGACTCAACCTTTAAAGAAGCACCTGATGTTATTGTGCTATCTAAAGTTCTACCTGTTGTACTTCCTGCTGTAGTTGCTTTAATAAGAGCATCAACTATTTGAGGATTCCCAAAAACATCTGAGCCTGAATCAAGCTGATTAACAGCATTATATAAATCGTCCATTTATGTTTATTATTCTTTTTATTATACCAAATATCTTATATGATTTTTTAAGCTGTAAACGTACAATTCTCAGCCTTTTGGATTTCAGAAACTAGTTGACCTGATAATTGAGATTCTGGATTAGAATTATAATCCATTATAGCTTTTTCTAAAAAAGCTTTTTTATCTACATCATCAGTAGCATCAGCTAAATTTTCTAAAGATTTAGTAAGTGTTTCTTTATCTCTTAAAGAAATAACTTTTTTATTATCGTTATTAAGTTCATTATCTTCAGCTTTTTCTAAAAACTGACTATATTGATGAGATTTCATCCCATTAGGAGTATTAGCAATACTAGTTACTATTTTTTTAATTTCAGAAATAGACTCTGTAACACTTCCTATAGACTTTTTAAGTTCATCTACTTCTTCAGTATTATTAGCTTTAGTTTCTAATTCTTCAACTTTTTCAGAAAGACCTTTTATTAATTCATCTTTCTTTTCCTGATCTTCACTTTTAACGATTTCTTCTTTCTTTTCAATCTTAGTTTTATTCAGCTCATCAATTTCAGCTTTTTCAACAGCAGGTTTATATCCTTTTTCCTTCATTTTAGCCATCATGGCTTCTTTTTCTCCAGAAATACCTTCTTTATCTGTTTTATAAGCTTTTTCAACTTCTCCCTCTTTGGTTTCTATTTCTTTGTAAGCTTTTTCTAAATCTTCAAGATCTTTTTTAGAACCCTTTTCGATTTCTTCTTCAGATTTTGATGCTTCAGCTTTTACTAAAAGATCATCAATTTCTTCTTTTGAGAAATCAAGAGCAGCCAAGTTTTTTCTTATTTCATCTTGATTTGCTTCTGGCTTCTTAGTATTATCTTCCATTTATGTTTTTATCTTCCATAATCTATACCAAATATCTTATTTATAATCGCTATAAATATAATGCTTATTTAGACCAATTAAAAATAATTCTTAATTTTTTTCTTAATTTTTTTTAAAGTGTCTTTATTAAACCCTGTAGATTTATGATAATTACTCAACTCTTTTATATTTTTTGTAAACGTTTTCCCTTTTAAATTAACAAGTTTATTATCTAAACTCTCAGGAATTAACGCTCTTGCAGAGTCAGTAGTCATCGCTTTATCTATCTTTATATTAAAATCTTTATCTATTGTTAATCTTACTCCTTTTGGAGTTGTAATATCTAATAAATAAATTTTACCACCATTTGCATCATCATCAAATTCTATATAATCTTTTTTTTGTTCTCCTTTAACTATATCTGCCCACGTATTAGAATTTTTTGGCATCATTGTTAAACATATCCCAGTAATTAATGCTTTTGTAATTTTTTTAGGATTTATAATATCTTTTTTTAATTTTTTCCCCTCAATACTCCATCCCATCTGTCTTGTAGAGCCAGATTTTTTCATATTAATCATAGCATCCCATACTTTTCTCGCTAAAGGAACTTCTTTATATAATTTTGCCTTTAAATAAAATTTATTATTTTCTACTTTAGCTTCTACTGGTTCTCCTATTATAGCTTCAGGATTTTGTTTAGACATATGTTCCCAATTAACAATTCCAGATTTTAAAAATTTATCTAAAATAAACCCATTTGGTTCTAAAATTTCTTCATCAGTATCTTCAGAATTGTCACTTCCAATTCCTGACACAAACATATTATCATATTTTTTATCACCTTTTTCTTTAGATGCTTTTTGTATCCATTCATCATTTATAGGAATACAAAAGTTAAATTTATTATTTTCCATATGTCCAGATATATCCTTTATATTTTTTACCTAATTTTGTTTGTCTTAATAATACAGTTTTATTAAAATTTACATAAAATTCACAAACTTCAAAACTATTACTCCAAATTTTTACTATATCTTCATCAAAATCTTTCTGAATTATTTTTTTTAGATTTTTTCTTTGTCCTTTAGATAAATTACCTAATTGTTTAGAATTTCGCTTTTTCCCTTTGTTTTTTTCAACTCTTTTATTAATAGTTTGTTGAGATTGTTTTTTACCCAAATTAGCTTGACGAAGTTTTTCTTTTGTTTCTTCCGATGGAGACTGTTTATATGTCCCATTTTTTATTCTTGTTTCTTTTGCTTTTTCAATTGATTCTTTTAACACAATTCTTCCCTTTAAAGCTAAACTTCTTTTTAAATTAGACTCTGATGTTTGAATATTTCCCTTTTTTGATTCAGACATCTTTTTTAAAGTTTCTTTAGAATAAACTCCAATTTTACCTTTATTCCAAGGAGCTATTTCTCCACTTTCAAATCTTTTTTTACGTATTTTTTCTGATTTTTTTCTTATTTTTTCATTTAAAAAAAACTTACCTCCAGGTAATATATTATAACCTCCTTCTTTATCTAAAGATTGAAAATACTTAATATAAGTAATTTCCGCTTTATCTAAATTTTCTTGATCATTGCAAAAACAACAAAATCTAATTTTAAAACTATTTTTCCCATATTTTTTAATAGCTAATTTTAAATTATACCCAGATCCTAAATAACCATCATCTAAATTATCTGTAGTATGTTGACCTACATAATTTTTATCATTTATTAAATTTACTGTTTGATAGATAAGTTTATATTTATCATCATCTGCTTTAGTAAAATTCATAATTTGATCAAATAACGGATGAACAATCATCTTACCTGATAAATTTTCAAAATAATTTATTTCAGTATTTTGAAAATTATTTTCCATATCCTTCAATTTTTTCATTTACTTCTTGTACCAATTCTTCAGCTTTTTTTATAGTATTGTTTAATTTTTCAAAATCATTTAACGATAAAGTATATTTATCATCAACTTCATTTCCTTTAGTTAATGTAGATAATTGTTTTTTGTATCCTTCTAGCTCTTTATTTTGAATATCTAACTCAGTAGATACTTTCTTATCCATTTTAGCGTAAGGGTTTAATATCTTAATTAAACGCTCATGTTCAGATATCATATCTTTTAACTGATCTTTTGAATATTTATCAGCTTTTTCTATATTATTTATTTCCTTAATCTCTTTTTTACTTTTTTCTATTATATTTTTAAGTGCTAAATTAAATATCTGAGGAGTTATTATTTCATCATCTAATGATTTTTTTAATTGAATAACTTTTTGTTTCCAAGGATGAATAATCTTATCAATATTTTCTTTCATATCAAAAACCATTTCATAATCTTTTAAATCTTCAACCTTTACCCATTCATAATCATGAGTTTCTTTATCATCTAAAAGAATAGTAGGATTCTTTTCTTTTAAATAAGACATATAATATTTAATATGAACTCCATTTTTTTTATATTCTCCCGATAAAACATTTGAATCAGAACATGTTTCTATTTTATCTAAATCAATTCCGGCTTCTTCTTTTAATTCTCTTTTCGCAGCATCTTCCCAAATTTCTCCAGGATCAACATGCCCTCCAGGAATAACCCATTTACCTGCATTTTCATCACCTTTAGCTCTTTTTAATAATAATAATTCACGATTAGAATTAAATACAATACTATCTGCATATTTTACTTCTTTTTTAGTTACCGCTTTAATAATATTATCATATACAATTAAAGAAAATTCATTATTATCAAATAACTGTCGAGCTTTATATAATTTTACAGCTTTGGCAAATTCTTCATTTTGAAGTAATTTTACTCTTTTAGATTTTAATTGATCATATTCTCCTTTGGCTTTTTTAAGTTCAGACATATAACTATCAATAAATAGATCATATTTTTCTTTAACTTTTACCTTTACAAATTCATCAGTTGAAATTACACTATTATCAAAAATATTTTTTTGATTAGTATAAGCTATAGCAAGTTCATCTCTTACTGATTTTTGAATACTTTCTTGCTTTTCAAGTTCTATATAATGATCTATTTTTTCTTCAATAGAATCTAACCTGAAAAATCTTTTTAATGCTTTCGTTACCATATTTATAATATTAATGATCAATTATAACATTTATTAAAATCCTAATTTACTCGCTAACTCCAAACTTAATTTATAACTTTTATTATCTTGAAGATTATTTATAACAGTATTTAATTTTATTACCTCTATACTTATTCTAATATAATCATTTACTATTTGATTATATTTAACCATATTAGTAATCTTTACTTTATCTTCATCTTCCAATGTTTCATAAGTACTTCCTTCTGGATACATCTGAGTTCTACAATATCTATAAGGTACTATTTTTAATACATTAGAATACTCTTTTGCTGGGTATTCGTTTGAAATATCTATAATAGGAGCAATCTTTATTTTACTTATATAAATTTTCATTTCAGCAAAACAATCTGATTTTTTACTATTTGTAGTAATAATATCTGTAGATAATTTCTCTTTGATTTCTTTACCTTTTTTATTGATATTTAAATCAGCTGTATATCCAAGATCATTAGCCACTCCTTTTATTAATTCATGGTCATTTGTAAATCGGTAATAAATACTGTTTACTCTTTCCAAATTTTTTTCTTGAATTCTTTCTTCAATTTTAGTCATTATTTCATTTTTATAATTACTTCCCAAATATTGTTTATATATATATTATGTATTGCTTCTATAATATAACTTTTTTTCTTTCACAAGTTTATCGAGATATTCTTTTACTTCATTTATTTTACGTTCAAGTTCAATATCTCCATCATTAATATTTGCCTCTAAACGTTCAATTAATTCCTTTTGACCAATAATATATCTTTCATACCAAACAACATTCACTTTCTCACTAAGATTTGTTTTTATTTCAGTAAAACTATCCTCTACCTTACAAATTCTCCACTCCATTACTCTAAATGATGAATAAACGGTTAAAATAGGAATAAAAATAAACATAATAATTACTTTTACCCAACCTTGTAAACTTGTTGATTGTTTATTTTGCTGCTTTATAGTTTCCTTTACTATATTTTGAATTTCATTATTTGACATTATATTTTTAATAAATTATAAATCTTTTTTATCGAATATTGTTTTTTAATTATATTTTCATTTTTATTATTGTCTTATTTCATTTTGTACTTTGAATTTTCCTACACTACCACCTACAACTGAGGAATATAGGACAATATAATTACTTTCAGTATATGTATTCTCTATCACAGAACCTACAGTTGTCCAATCATTATTTCCAAATGTTCCACCTTTTATATATACAGTAAATAACCCACTTTTTGTTCTTGTCACTTTAATTCGATAGTGTGTATTAAGACTTAAATAACCAGCTAATTTTGAAATTAAATTAGTTCCATCTTTTCTAAGTCTTAATCTTCCATCTGAATAAAAGGTTACCAGATATAAATTTGTAATTCCAAGTGTATCTGCGCTTATAAATCTTATAGATAATGTTCCTTTATTATAAATATCAAACTCCCATTCTCCGTAAGCTGTTTTACTTTGTATTGCACAATTTCCTACTGAATCACATTGCAAAAATTTTGTTCCAATATCTAAACCATCTGTCCCATCACTTTCTTGTACAGTAAATGTTCCTGGTCCACGATCGAAATTTCTAGGAAAAATTCCTACTGCATCTTGTCTGTAGTCAACATCAATTACCGTACGAATAAAGTCATTATGGTATTGTACCATCTCTGCTGCTGTCCATTCCCTTGTATGAAATCTTAAATCTGCAATCTCAAATTCTCCATAAGTGGCATTATTCAAAGCTAAAGTACATGCTGAAAAATCAACTACTGTTGAACTTGTAATACTTAAAGAAACCCAAGTATCCGCTGAAATTGTATTACTATCTACTCCATCCACATATGCATTATCAAACTCGGCATAGCTCAATGTTCCTGCATTTGCAAAAACCATCTTATCATTTGCTGCACCTTCGATTATCTTTTCAGATGTAGATGATAATTTAATTCTACATGAAAACCCATAAATATTCCCTAAATTCCCAATTACTGATTTGGAATTTGTACCATTATATTTTTTACCATTCTTAGTAAGAAAATTAGCTGTTCCTGTTGCTAAATATCCGTTATTAGTTATATCAGTATCATTTACACCCTCTGTGAAACGATATGCTGCTTTAACTTTATCATCAAACCCTAAATCTGTAGGTTTATTAGGAAAGTCCTTTTTAAATGGTGAACTTCCAGTGCCTTTGTTTCGGAGGAAGTCAATGTATAGATCGTTGCGTTCTTTAGTTGTTAAAGTACCTGAATATATACTATTATAAAGTAAATCACCTTCAATAAATTCACCAGTGCCAGCAAGTATATCATGAGAAAATGATGTAATACGATCACTTGTAGCTGAATACCCATGCCCACTTAGATCAACAACTCCTTGACCTTCATTATTGATATACATTTGAGAATTAGCTTCATTAAGTTCTAATACAACTAAATACCATTTATTTAATAAAATATTACTAGTTGTAATTTTAACGGTATTTCCCCTAATACCTCCTGTAATTTGTAATATACCACCACTATTTTGAACCTGTATTCCCCATGAATTAGTAGTTGATCCTTTTAAAAATAAGGAACCCCCCTTGGAAATTGTAGGTATTTTTGTAATCTTAAACGCACTTACTAGAGTAATACTTCCATATAAACCAAGAAAATCATTTGTACTTATATTAATGAAACCTAGTTCAGAATCAATACCATTCCCCTCCCAAGCATATCCTTTTGAAGTTTTTTTGAATTCCCCTTTAGAACCTGATAAAACTCCTTTACTTATTGAATCTATGTATAATCCATTACTCTTTCTATTGAATGAAAATATTTTACTCATTATCTAAAGTATTTTTTATTTGATGAACGAAACTGTGAGTGTTGGGCTAAACTTTCAACACCAGAATAAACGGTACATCGCCCAATCTTCCCCCCAAAATAATTAGTATCATCATACCCAATCTGAAAAGCACTTGCAGCCGTTCCAGTATTATCTATAATAGTTATATAATTCACACCCATACTTAATGTATCAGTATCAACACCATTAATATATGCATTATCACCCCAATAAGTCAGCGTACCACTTGCATGTTCTACTGTATTTGTGCCACCATCCAAATCAATTATTCCATCCTGATCTGTTCCATCATAAAATAAGATTAGGTTTAATGAACCAATAGTACCAATATTCCCAAATACTCCTTTTGCAGTATCGAAATACATTGAATATACATTACCCCCTTCTTTGTGGGCTACAATATCAGTATTAGTTATATCAGCGTATTTTGTTTGAATAATTCCGTTTAATGCGTGTACATCTAATAATTTAGAAACTGTTGAACTTATCTTGTCAGGTAATTCTATATAGGTCTTGTTATTATATAGGTTTGAAATATAACTAGCCGTAAGAGTTGTATTATTTAACCCGAATAAATCTACTATCCCATCCAAATAACTTGAAACATATCCTAATTGAATATCATCAGCAGTGAAAGCCGTTGCAGTTGTTACTACTATTTCTTTACTTGCTGTTGTTACTGTTGCAGTTGCAGCCCCATCAACGTAAATTGTAGGGCTTGAAAATCCATTTGCTGTTATTGTTCCTGCACTTACTACTATATTATGTGAGGAGCTTAATTTTAATATATCTTCTGTGGTAGTGGTTAATGCAATCTTTATTCGAACCGATTTAACACCCCTTTTAGCAAGGTAAACTATTTTACTAGCTGTACCTCCAAAAATTCCCGTTCCTTGGTCAAAAGTAACAGATGTAGGTGTTGCTCCTAATCTACGAACTGAATATTCATCCAATAAAGGATCATATAATATCCAATTATTATCTCCAGAAGATTTTGACTCTTTCATTATTCTTCAATTACTGGTGGTGCTACATAATATATAGCTTTGAATTGGTTAAACGTTCTATCCTCATCATATGTAGGATTGTAATGTATGATGTCTAAACCTACTGTGGTAATAGTTAAATAAGAACTATTTAATAATTTAGCCGCTTGGGTAACTGTGATAATCTTATTATCCCGCACAATAGCTAATAATTCCTTTTCAAGCCTCTTTGCATCCTTATGTACCCACTTTATCCAACTCACTGGATAACCAGCTCCGCTTGAAAATACAGCGCTTATATCGCCCTTAAATTCCTTTAACTTTTCATAAATTGCCATTGCCGTTTCAGAAGTCTTTTCTGGTTGGGCTACTGGTTCTTTTTGTATTATAAATAAACTCATATCTTTAATGTTTTAAATTTATATTAAACAGCTACTATACTTCCTCCTTCATTTGGCGGTTCTCTATATTCTACATAAACAGTAAATACAGCATTTGCAGGAGCATCAGATGTTGTGTAATTAAATCTGATAAATGTATCTGCTCCTGTTTTTTGTGTTACAATAAATGGTGTAAATGTTTTCTTATTTGTAGCTGGTTCTGTAACACTTATTGTAGCATTATTAATAACAGTCATCGTTTCCGTTTTTACAGCTTCTTTTGTAAAAAAAGTTCCTACTGCCATTCCAGAAAGTACTCCATTATTTTTAGTAATCACATCCGCAGCATCTCCTGCTGTAAATAAATCAAAGTATGCAGCAGTACAATTCGCTAAAGTAGTAATTGTTTTAATTGCTCCATAAATACGCAAAATTTCTATACTCCCTGTTATTTGAAAACAATCTATATTTGCTGATGTATTATTTGCTGATATAGTTATATCATTAGATAATACGTGACCTCCAATCCTATCAACATGTGAATGTAATGAATTTATATCATTATTTTCTTCAGATAAAGCCTCATTAAAAAGCTTTAAAAATTCATATTTGTTTTTTATATTCATAATTATACTTTTTAAATTCCACTTATTATTATTCTTTTTGCTCTAAATCCACCTTTTCCTGTTGTAGATGTTGGTGGTGTTGGTGCTGCTCCAAACCAATCTGTATTACCGCTTACATCTGTTGAATTAGTAGGTGCTATTGGTTTATGACCTACATCTGAACTACTTGCATCTGAATCTTTAACAGCTAAATAATCTAAATTAGTTTTTACTGCTCCTGCACTCATTATAAAATCAAAAGCAACTCCTGTACTGTCTGATGCAAGAGATAATATATTTCCTGCTGTCCCATTTAATGTAACATTTCCACCAAAAGTATATGTTGCTGTATTGTCAAATGTAAGTTTATCTGTAACAGTTATTGCTTTAGTGAAACTCCAAAATGTCCAACTACCAGTTAAACTTTGTGCTGTACCATTTAATGTTACTAATGAAGCATTAGGGGTAAACGTTCCAGTATTTGATAAATTTCCTGTTACTATTAAATCCCTACTTGTTCCTCCTGTTCTTTCAGAGGTATCAAATTCTCCTGAAGTAATTGTAAAATCATTTGCTACAGTTAACGTATAACCACTATTATTTGAAAACTGTACAAGATTAGATGCTTTATTAATAATTAAATTATAAAAAGTTTTTGCAGTATTTGTCAAATCATATATAAGCTGATAATTAGCCATTGTAAATGTTATTGTACCGCTTCCATGATTAAAAGTTCCATTCTCTGAACCAAACGCTACACTTGATAATTGTCGTGAATTTAATGTTGTAACACCAGATGTAAATGTTGCAGTTCCATTATCTAAGAAAAACGAACCCATTGTATGTGTACCACTTCCCCCTATAAATGTACCAATTACTGTTAAAGCAAAATTATTAGTAACACCACTACCAAAACTACAAGTTGAAGCATTACAAGTAAGTGTTCCTGTTACATTTGTTATTCCTGTTACAGTTAAATCATCAGTACCAGTATCAAACGTACCTGATGTAATCGTTAAATTATTAGCTATCGTTCCAGAATCCCTTAATGTATAAATGGTAGCTGCTGCATTAATTATTAAGTTATAATGCGTTTCTCCGCCCATATCGAATATAGTATCATCGCCTGTGTATGTACAAGTCACAGTACCATTACCATCGTCAAACGTCATTGCATTAGATAAGATTTGTATAGCCCCAGCAGATGTATTCTCACCATCCAAAATCATTATACCAGAAGTAAGAGTTATTGAACTCCCTGTACCTCCACCAAGCGAACCTACTGTATGTGCTCCACTACCACCAGTAAATACTCCCCCACTAGCAGTTGAAAGAGAATATGTTGTTGTAGCTACTCCAGAACCAAAACTCATAGCAGCAGTTCCACAAGTTAATGTTCCAGCAACAATTGTTATTCCTGAAACAGTAAGCCCTTGATTATTAGTAGCATCAGTCAATACACCACCAGTTTCAATAGTAAGAGTAGTACAAGCAGTAGCACTATCTAAAGTAACTGTATGTCCATTCTGAATAGTAGCAGTATCGCCTGCTACTGGATGACCTGATCCCCAAGTGGCTTCTGTATCCCAATTTCCTGATTGTGCCGACAAAAATACGCTCATAGTTTATATATTACCCTGTATAAGTTTCACTGTATTGATATTGTCCTGTAATTGCATAACTATTAGCATCAGACTCAATCGTAATTTGTATATCATCTCCTACTAATTGATGAACACTAAACATATCATATAATTTGAAATAATTTGTATAATTAGATGTTGTAATATCAAATGAATCAACTAATACGGAAGCATCATTGACTAATTCATATAGTTTTACAGTTATCGTATCTGCTCCCGGATCAACAGATTTCAATATCAGATTATTAATGTGATAAGTAAGTCCTGCTGTGTTTAAATCAAATATATTTGCTGCCGATGTGGTTGCATTTAAAGTAACTGCTACATCTGCTTGTTGATCTAAAACATTTGGCTGCCAAGTAGATATTATTAAAAATTTATCTCCTGCGGTTGGTGCAGCTAAAAAAGCTGGATATACATCTATTGAATCTGTTGCTGTTGTAAAAGCTATAATTCTTCGTGCCTGTCCTGCATTATCTCCATCCATTGCAACCACCATAGCATTTCTAAACCAGTTAGTAGTAGCTTGTGTTAATGCTGCTGCATCTACTATATTTATAGCTGTACTTCCTGCATCGGCTTCTAATTCTAATGAGCCTGTTGATACTGAATCACTAATAGCTTCTAAACTGTCAGTTTCATTATCAAATGTATAATTTGTATCTTTATGTAAAATATCTTGTAAACTTTTTGCTGTTGGTGGTTCATCTACAGCACTTGTTATATCTCCTATAATATTATCAAGTTTTGTTTCTAATGTTGATATATCTCCTATTGGTATCTGTAATTCAGGTATAATAGGAGTTACAACTGATCCATTTACTTCAATCGTAGTATCACCTTGTGGTTCCCAAACTGCAAGATCATCTGTTGCCCAGCTTGCACTTGCAGCCTGTCTTGAATCCTTTATTTTACCAGTAGTAACTGTCCACGCAGTTGCACCAAGTATTTCTGTACGTGTATTTGCACGATAACGAGCTAATTTAAAAGTTCCTGCTACAATATCACCCGAAGCTACTGGAATTTTAAGTTTCTTATCGTAAAATGTAACTTGAGGTAACATAGTATTGTCCACATCTATCACTGAAGGTACGTGGATACTCATAATATAATCTTCAGTTGTTAAAGTAAGAATTATGCCAAATGCACCTTTTAAATATGCCATTTGTGATTGAGTAGTATTAACTGCTACTGCTGCTGCATCTTCTTTATTTCCACCTACATCAGCTGAATTAATATTATCGGTACTATCTGCTAATGGTATCCCTGGGTATTGTTTTATTAATGTCATAGCTTATTTTTTTAAAGTGAAGGGCTGTATCCTTTTGTAATATACATCTTATCCAGTTGACCATCTCCATCTGCAGCATCAAAAACTTGTAATTGTACATATGGGATAACATTAGCTACATTTATTGATAAGAAAAATAATCCATCAGCGTCAGGTAATACAATATAATCATTATAATCAACTCTTGTTAGTGTTGCACTAGGATTTCCAATATCTAAACTAACTTCTCTATATTCTTCAGAACCAGCACTTGTATGTTTATTTAACACTCTTAAAGTGAAATTTGTTGATGTTCCGATATCAATAGTCCCCCATATTCCCATTTGGTTATATGTTCTCATATCGGTTTCTGCACCTGCGTCCGTAGGAGTAGCATCTAATTCTTGAGCTGTATCAACTAAAGTTTCTACATCTGTATAATGATCCCAAACTTGATTTTCTACACTTACTTTATCTAAATCTTGATTTATATCACGAGATTTATCTGGTCCTTTTATTTCTAAAAAAACAGTGTCACTTGCTACGAAATCATCTATTCCTTGAAATGTAATAGTTGATCCAGAAACAGTTAATCCAGTATAATTTTCATTTACCTTTACTCCTGCGGTTGTATGTCTAATTAATCGACCTGCAACAACATTTATAGCTGCTAAGGGGAATGAAAGACCTGATAGTACTATATCTTTTGTAGCAACTGTAGGAGTAGCAGTAAAATCTTCGATATTATCATACATATCTTCTCCACTCCTACTATTAGAGCTAATCAATAAGTCGAATAAGCTTGATATATCTGTAACATTTCCATCTGCATCTAATACAAATACACCTGAAGAAGTTTTCTCTCCCGATGTAATACTTAGAAAATCTATAATTTCTCCTTCTGAATTTACTATTTGTGATTTAGGCCAAACGATTCTATTTCTTCCATCTTTGGTTACTTCTGCCATTTAAATTTGTATAAACTACTAATACCAAATTTTGCGTTAAATATAGTGTTTATTTAGACTAAATAAAAATAATTAGACATAAAACTTCTTATCTCCTACAATTATTTCTATTTTAGATTTTATCTCTTTGTATTTTGATTCTATTTCTTTTGGAAATTCAAAACGTTTTGTTTCTTTATCCCATTCTAATCCTGGTTGTAAATATTCTAAGTGACATCGGCAGAAAGGGTGAGTTGACCAAAGTGTTGCTAACCAGTTAATTACCTTTTTACCTATGTTAGAACCATTAGAAATTAATTCCTTTAAAGTAAATATTATAGGTTTACTTCCTAATCCTTTTGTTAGGTAAAGTCTAATGCAATGCCTGCAGGCGTCCGAAAATACCGTCTTATAAACCTTGGCTTCTTCTCCGTACTTCTTTTTAATTATTTCTGCTTTCCCTTCTTGGAATATATTATTAAATTCTGTTTCAACAAGTCTACCTAAATTTCTATCCCAATCTTGAGTTTGTCCACCTATATCTCCTACTATTTGCTGTAAACTTTTTCTATCCTGTATTCCTCTATTTAAACTTTCCTTAATGATTTTTTCGTATTCAGGTCTGTTTATTTGTGCTACATTATTAATAGTGTTGGTTACGTCATTCTTAATATCTTCTCCAAGTTTTTTTATATGAGAATATGTTCTTTGTTTACTTACTTTCAACATACTACTTTCAATACTCGTTAAGGGGTCAAATTGACCCATTTTAAGATACTTTATGAAATCTTGATATTCTACCTTCGCAGCATTTAAATTACCTAAAATTTGACTTAATCTTCCCCAATGGTACATTTTTACAAATTCTGGGAAATCTCGATCTAATTTATCTATATTTATTCCAAAACCTTTTAGAAGACTTTTATCTGTTTTACTTAATATATCAACACCTAAAATTCCAACACTATATTGGATAATGTTGGAATCAATTATTTTTAAGACTTCTTCTAATTGATCTCTTGAAAATATCATTTATTCTTCTTTACTTGATTTACCATTTCTTTTGTCAGGTCAACAAGTATTTTATTTAAAGTAAACAAAAACAAATTTTTAGCCTCCTTTTCTATAGGATTTATAACCTTCGGTAGTCTTGGAGGGTCTTTAACTACCGGAGGTCTTTTATATTGTATTACTATAGGAGATTTAATATCTATCATTATTTTATTCTAATGTTTTAGAATGCGATATTTATAACCAATCATTAAATTTTGATCTGTACTAAAATCTACACTAAGCATATTATTCCCAAAAAGATAACTAATACCTATCCCTTGTAAATCTGGATGTATAAATCCTCCAACATAAAATCCTTGTGGCTCTTTATATATAGTTCTATCTATCGTTTTAGTGTAAGTTGATCTAGTTATATCCCAATCTCTACTAATTACCTTATTCATACTAATGGTATCGTTTAAAACAAATAACATTAGTGAATCATTTAATAATGTATCTTTGTAAAAATTCTTCGAAAAATATTCTTTAAAAATAATATCAGCTATTGCCATTGAATCTATTTTCCCAGTAATCGAATCAGGAATTAATAAACTCCTTAATGTGCTATTTTCTTTAGTTAAAACTAATCTATCATTCTTTAATTTATTAATCCCCGATTTCATATCCTTAACTTCACTTTCTAAAGACACTACATATTCTGGTTGATAATTATCAACATAAATAGTTGTATCTGTACGTTCTATTTTAATTCTTTCAACAATCCTTACTTCTGGTTTTTTAAAAAACTGAAGATAAACTATAAGACCAATTGTAATTATTAATAAAACTAATGTGCCAAATTTTTTCATAACTGTTTTTTTTATTGTTTAGGTAAAAGTATAAACTTTATATCTTTCTACCTAATTAATCTTCGGTTTTCTTTGTGATTAATTTTTCTAATCTTCTTATTCCTAATTCATAGAAAGATGTTGCTACAGCA